GGTATCAGCCTTTCCGCTTTGGACTGCCTTAACAGCAGCGGCCTCAACCTCGCGCCACAGCTTCACAATCGGCTGGTTTGATGCACGCCATTCGTCGCGGATCTTCAGCGCCTGCTCATCGTCCACCACGGCCCCAAAGTTTTGCGCCATCTTTTGGAAGGCCTTGACCCCACCCTGATAGCCAAGGGCCAGCGTTGAGATTTTAGCGAGAAATCTTTGATCTTTATCGACGTTGGTGTACGGAATCCCGTACATGCTTGACGCGGTAACCTTGTACAGATCCAGTCCGTCTCTGAAGCTCTGCAACACGGTCTCGTGACCAGCAAGCCACGCCAGCACCCTTGCCTCAATTGCCGAGTAGTCACTGACGAGAAGCCTCCGCCCCTTGCCAGCTATCAGCATCCCACGAAGACAAGAGGCAAGCAGCGCCATTGGTTCGCCGTCTAGCTGCTGGGTGCTGCGGTATTTGAGTACATCAATCACCGAATCAACGTCATCGACAACGGGGCGCGGGAGATTCTGGGGCTGAAAGTGCCTGCCGCTCCAGCGCCCAGTGGCTGCACCGCAGTACATGCCGGTGCCGTGGGCGCGGTTATCCCGCGCCAAGCAGTCGAGCATCGCCTGATATTTCTTGGTAGAGGATTTGGATAGAGCCTGACGAATTTGCAGGAAGCGATAGACATCTGGAGGGCATACACCTTCAAGCGCACAGGTAACTGCCGCTTTATCGTAGCTGTCCATGCGCACTCCCTGCGAGTTGATCCACTCGAGCGACTTCGCACGCGAGGCTGTCGAGGAAAGAGCGCCGTTTGTCAGCTCATAGACCTCTTGATTCAATTCAATCGCCAGCTTCTCGATGATAGCGATGGCGTGGCCTATGTTGTCTTTGTCGAGACGCACACCACGCAAGTTCATCTTCTGATCGGTGACCCATACCTGTCGCTCGGTATGGTGAAGAGGCCGGAGCCTCTTGCGGATTGCACTCTCTGCAACTACATCCTGTAGGCAATAGTCATGCAGCTCTTGCAGAAGCTCTGGGTCTCGCACGCGCTTGCCTCTGTATGGCTTGCACAACCGCTGAATCAAATACTTACCGCGCTTATCTTTCGCGGCATCACCGGTCATCCCCATGAACTCCCCGCATTTGCCGAGGGCGCGGGGGTAAGCCTGCGCCGCAGCCAATGCAGCGGTGTCGTTCCATTGAGAGATCGGGACCGAGGGCCAGTGAAGAACCCTCTCCCATACGGCTAACTCAAAAAACGAGTTCCAAGCCCAGACCTCTGCGCCCTTCTCGATAAGTCGAAACAAATCGGTTGGCGCAGGCATGTCAGGGGTCCAGAGCACGGGAGGCTCGTCGTCCAATGCCCACGCCAAACAGATGACCTCAGTAGAGGGGTGGTCTGCATACGCAAACGCCCCCGCCTTCCGAATGTCGCACTCGCTGTAGGTCTCAAAGTCCAGCGAGATGATCAAGCTAGAAACTCCTCCGCCTCCTCTTCTTCGACATCTGCTACTGTCTCGCTTTCAATGGCATCGAAGCCGTCCAATGCGTTGCCGCCACCGCCGAAGGTTTCGCCGTCCTTGGCAAACTGAACGGCCTCCAACGAGCACAGTACGCCGTTAAAGCTAGTGCCGTTTGACCACGCGTAAAATCTAACCTTTGCGTTTACATAGCAGCCCGCGTAAGGGCGCTCGTCTTCCTCGACGAGAGCAGTAAGATCTTTGTCAATGATCGGTACACGCTTCTTGTTATTCGCTTTGACTATGTACTTTCCTTCGTACTCGGCGCGGTCAAGCGTGTCGCCGTCTTGCAGTGAGTAGAACACCTTCTTCGGTAGCTTGCTCCACTGCTCGTTTGCCAGTGCGCTAACGAGCTGCCTTAGCGTAGCGATAGCGGCAGCGTCATCTTTCTTGTCGAGGATCAACGTAGCCGAATACTTTGGCTGTGCGCCTGCGTCGAATGCGCTTGGCTTGAACAGGCTCGGGAAGCTCAGTCTTGCGTTTTTAATTACTAGTTCGTTCATTTTATTTTCCTTTTACTTTTCTATTACGTCGAAGCCTTCGACAACATTGATGGCAGATCGCTTATCGCTCTCGGGCACCAAGGTTGGCTTGCCTTCTGGTTTTGTTATGAGCTGATTTAGCTCTTCATTTTCATCGCCCAAGATTTTTAAAGCTTGGGTTGGTGAAATAGTTTTGGCGGTGTAGACCGGCTCGTTTGTGAGCTTCTGCATTAGCTGAAGCGCCTGCTTTTCGTCGGCCCATCTGCGGTTGGTCTTAGCTCGGACGAGCTTGTAGCCCTCAATGACATGGCCCTCGCTTGCAAGGCTCTGAGCCTTCGAGGTCATCTTCTCGCACCAGCTCTTGATCAGCCCAAGATGTGGCAGCAGCTCCGCGACCTCGTCTCGTGTCAGTTTGTTGGACGGCAGCGTGAGGTCGTCGAAGCCCATGCCTGCCTTTGCCAGCGCGTGCTGCGCAAGTGGCTTGCATGTCTCAGCAGCGCGGCAGAATCGGCAGGCTGACTCACTTGGGTTGAATTCTGGGTTGTCGCCGAGCGCCGCCTTTGCCGCTGGCTGTAGCACTCTCTTCCCCCACTTAAGAAGCTCGGTGACTCGCATGGTGTGCGTATCTAGATGATAAAGACGGGGCTGCACGATAGTCATATGAATGGTGTCTATTTGTGCATCAAACCCAAACTGGTTGATGACCCCAAGTGCGTAGCATTTGAGCTGATCGCAATCGGCATTGACTAAGTGCCTGCCGTATTTCAGATCGACTACCCACGCCTCGCCCTCTTTTATGGAGACAAAGTCAGCGGTGCCGAATCCTTTGGGAACCCACAGCGAGAAATCTAGGCGCTGCTCAACGTGCGACCTGCCTTGCGGAAGCGCACGGCAGAAATCTATGTACCGCTTTACGGCATCAGCCATTTCCTCATCAACCACAAAGCCGTTTAAGGTCTTGCCTATGTGATCGCAAGGATTTGAACCGTCTCGCAGGCAGGTTTCTGCAAGCTCGTGCGCTGCGGTGCCTTCCTCAGCGGCCTTACTGGTTGTGTTGGGAATCCCTCTGCTCTCGCTCACGCTTGCTGGACACGCGATCCACCTATGTGCGCTGCTTGCGCTTAACTCTGCGTGAGCTGTCTCAAGCACTAAATCTTGCTGCTGCAAAAAATTCCCCTCTTACCGAATTGAATCACACTATTTGGTTGTATCTTGCCCACGACAAATGTAGATTGCAACCTCGATTGTCAACTTTTGGGAATAAAACAGATGAAAACTGGTGCCAGCAAAGACCAAACACAGGTCAACAACGCGCTCGATAAACTGAAAAACATATTCTCTCTGAGATCCGACAGGCAGCTTGCTGCAATGTTCGATGTAGAGAAACAAAACGTGGCGGCGTGGCGTGCTAGGGGCGAGGTTCCACCAATGCGTGCCATTCAAATAGAGCATCTGACAGGCGGCGAGATGACATGGCGCACGCTCTGCCCCTCGCTGCTGCGCGACACCCTAGAGCTTGTAAAAAAATGAGGTCGCAGCTTTATCAATTGCTGTGGTGGTTGTGCTCAAACCTTGCCAAGTTGTTGGAGCGCGTGGCAGACAAGTTGGTTGAGCTGCTTGAAAGGGCAGCGGACTGGGCAGACAGAAAGGCAGCGGATCACCTGTAGATTTTAGGGGAAGTGAATGATTGATCAGTATGGTCACAGAATGGTTGAGCGCGGGTACAACATCATCCCAACGCTGCCATCGAAGAAAAGACCCAGCGGCTCGGGCTGGCAAAAAATCCAGTCAACGCCGGAGCTGGTGCAGGACTGGATTACGGAGATGCCGGAGTTTGGCATTGGTGTGCTGTGCGACACGACAGCGGCAGTGGATATCGACTGCCACAACAAGGCACTTAACAACCGCCTTCTGCACTGGCTAAAGGACAATGTCGGAATGCCAGCGGCCCGTATTGGCCTCAACCCGAAGTGTGTTGTGCCTTTCAGAAACGTCGAGGGCATGAGGAAGATGCGCTCGAAAGAGTTTGTTTGCGGCGATGGTGTCACGCACGCCGTGGAGATCTTGGGTGTCGGGCAGCAGTTCATTGCGTACGGCATACACCCGAAGACATTAAAACCCTATGAGTGGGTAGCGGGGCCGACACTGGCTGATGTATTTCATGAGGATCTGCCTGCGCTGACCAACGATATCGCTACCGCTTTTATTACGTTCTTCGAGCAGCAGGCCGAAGAGCTCGGATGGGTGGCGGAAAAGGAAGGCACCCGAGAGAAGCAGCAGGCCCACGACGAGCTTATGAATTTCAAGGCCGCGCTCGATATGGGCGCAGAGGAGATAAGCGAAATTTTACAGACGCTCGATCCTGATGCGGACCATGACTCGTGGGTCAGGGTTGGCATGGCCCTGCACCACCAGTTCGGTGGGGATCTTGATGGGCTTGAGCTTTTCGAGACTTGGTCAATGGACTCTGACAAATTTAAAGAGGGGGAGTGCGCGAAGCGATGGGAGTCATTCGGTGATTACGGCGGTGCGAAGGTCACCATGGCCTCGCTGAAGTTTGAGGCAAAAAAGTCCGACAGCGTAGAGGTCATTGAAGAGCGCCTCCCCTCTATGCTGACAAATTGGGCCTTCGTTCAAGTGGAGGGCAGCGCCCGAGTGCTGCGCGAGGAATTGAACAGCGACCAAATAATTCTTTATAAGCTCGACGATCTAAAGAAGGAGTTCGCTAACCAAAAAGTGCTGGACCACGGGAGTGACAAGCCTCGGATGATGAACCTCGCAGACATGTGGCTAGAGCATCCTGACCGCAGAACCTACGCGGGGGGCATTTGTTTCTCGCCAGATGGTCAGGTGCTAAACAAATACAATCTTTGGCGGGGCTGGAGCTACAAGCCGGTTCAGGGCGATGTGTCTCCATTCATAGAGTTTGTTACCAACGTGATCGCAGGGGGCGACGAGGGTCACGCAAGGTACATCCTAGGGTGGGTTGCGCAGATGATCCAGAAGCCGCAGTCCAAGGTAGGTGTTGGTATAACGCTGCGCGGTAAGAAGGGATCGGGCAAGTCATTCTTCGGTGAGCTGATCGGCGGGTTGTGCAAGCCCCACCACCGCATCGTGTCCAAGGCTGATCACGTTACCGGCAAGTTCAATCGCCACTTAGAGGATACGTTACTGCTTCAGTGTGACGAGGCGTACTGGGCGAGGAACAAGGCCGCAGAGGGGGCATTGAAAGACCTTATGACCAACAACCGCATCACAGTTGAGCGGAAGGGAATGGACAGCTACAGCTCGAATAACTACACGCGGCTGCTGTTCACCTCAAACGAGCAGTGGGTAGTCCCCGCAAGCCTCGACGAGCGCAGATTCGCGGTCTTCGATGTGTCCCCGTGCCAAATGCAGAACGCAAAATATTTTGGCGATCTTCGCCGTTGGTATGATCGCGGCGGTGCAGAGCACTTACTGCACTTCTTCAAGAGCTTCGACCTCGGCTCAGTTGATGTCCGCGTTGCCCCGACCACTGCGGCACTGGACCAGCAGAAGCTGCTGTCTCTGGACACTATCGATCAGTGGGTGCTCGACTGCATCAGCTCCGGCGAGTTCAGAGAGCAAAGATCTAACGGCGATGTTTTCGAGTTCGGAAGCCCCGAGGCAAAGCACAGCATATACCAGTGCTATGTCTCCAGCGTGAAGGGCAGATTCGAGAGCGCGAGAAAAGAGAGCCAATTCTGGCGACACTTGCGCGAGATTGACGGGCTGATTGCTAAAGAGTCGAGGAAGCGAGTCGCAGGCCGTCAATTGTATTGCGTTGAGTTTGCACACCCAAAGATCGCATTGCAGGCATTTCTGAGCCACCACAACATTAAAAATAATGAGGTCGTTGAGGCCGTCGAGGATCTTGATCCACTGGACCCCGCAAACTGGAACGACGAGGTGCCGTTTTGACGGAAGGCGAAACAAAGACCTGCACTGTTTGCAACACCGAGAAGCCGGTCTCAAATTTTTACATGAGAGCCAACGGAAGTATCGAGCCTGTG